CATTTATTATTAAAATGTAATCAACATTAATTCGATAACATAATTCTTTTTTTATAAAAAAACTTAAATTATAATTGGAACTTGGAGAATTATAATAAGCATAACATATAATAATTTTCATTATTTTATAATAAGATATATAATAAAATAATTGATTCTTTAATATTATATACAAATGTATAATTATTAATTATTTATAAATAATGGGAACTTTTTAAAGTCATTTCAAGAGTATTATAATTTTTATTTTTGTCCAATTCTGGATGGTTAATATGAATGCATGATAAATAAAAACATTTTTCTTCACAGTGATATGATTCTTTTTCAACATAATAATTTGAAGCAGAAAAATTAATAAATGTATCACATTCGTAATCGCCACAAACATATGTAATGTATACACGATTTATCTTATCATAATAAGTATTTAAAAACTCATTATACATTCGACTTCCGCCGATTACCCATAGTTCGTCATACTTTGCAGATTCGCAAAATGACATGGCATCATTTGTAGAAGAAAAAATGTGTGGATTTCCATCCAAAGATGGAGATAATGAACTAGAAATAACAATATTTGTTCGATTTTTCAAAGGACGTCGACACTCTGGAATACTAAACCATGTATTTTTTCCCATAATTACAGCGTTGTTCCCAGAGCCAATCGTTCGTTTTGAAAAAAGCCGCATGTCTTCTTTCAAATGAGGCCATGGTAAATTATTTTTAAATCCGATTCCGTAATTTTTAGAAAATGCAACTGCAATATTTATTTTCATCAGTTTATATCTTATTTATTTTTATTTATGTTATTTGTGATTAAATTATATTTAATATATATATCTATATTAACTATATATTAACTATATTAAATAAAAAATATTATGAGTTTTACCAATCCAATTGAAGAAATATATAAATGCAGCATATTGAATGAGAGCGGTGATGGTGATGCGAGCAATAACGGTGGAATTCCAAAATGCGTGTATGTTTTTTATGGTTCTGTGAAAGGTGTTGTTGATTCACCACCAACATCCAAACAGTTGACACACTTATACGACCAATATGTTGACAGTGGTTCAAATTCTGAAGTATTTGAAAATGTTTTTAGCAAATTGGAATTAAAAAATGTATCAAAGTACAAAATTAAAATACATTTTGTAAATTTTAAAATATATTCTGACGACACAATTGATGTTGTAAAGCGCAAAATTATGTTGGCAATAAAAGAAGCCGGAGATGAGTCGGATTCTGCATATACGTATGATGAATTGTATTTGTTTTCAAAAACTCCGGTAACATTCGACTCCAATGAGGTGTATCACGAATTGTCCGATTTGGATAATGGTAAAATGGATGAGCAGCTTGTTTCAAAAACATCATACTTGAAAGATTATTTGATGGGATATAATCAGGTGTCTGGAGAGAAAATTGACGTAAAAGATGTTTTTACCACACTTAAAAAATTGAATGCACAAAAATTATTCAAAGATGTTCCGATTGGACAAAGCGTACCCGCTAGTGTATACGTGAATCCATTTTTTATTGACAATGAGAGCAGCAGCAGCGTGACATCAATGTCGAAAAATCAAAAACATAAAGCAATCAGTTATCGGCAGCAGCAGTTGCTTTTATTAAACACAAAAAATATAATTCATAATACACTTTTTGCATGCTTTGCAAGAGATGTGTTGACAATAAAAAAAAGAAAACTACAAGGTGATGGTAACGGTGACGCACTTGCCGTCATTGAAACCTATTATCCTGTTTTATATTCGAAAGGAATAAAAAATATGAATGACTTGGAAGCTTCTGCATCAGAATTAAGAGATGAAACACAAAAACAAATCACATCTCCAGAGTTTGAATTAAATATGAAACAAGTAAATTTATTTTATGACATTTTTGAAGAGTCAAAAAAACCAAAATTAAAAACAGAAGATTCTGGAATTACAGCCATTGATATTGAGTTATTACCAGACCAAAAATTTAATTTTCCGTTGGAACTTTTATTCAAATTATTTCATGCAACAAAACAGTGTCAGTTGATTAAGTATAATCCGCCGAATCAAGATTCTATTCTCAGGATGTATACACAAAATTCTACAAAAGATGGTAAAAAAATACCATACTTGTTTATTCAATACCAGTCTGACTCAAATAAAATATTCGACATTCAACAAGTATCAAAAAAAATGTCCACATTTTCAAATGCAACAAATGCAAATAAAAAAAAGAAACAAAAAATGTCGACAACTCGTGTAAGCTTGTATATTATATATGATAAACCGGAAAGGCAGTATGGTGTAAGACGCAATGAACAAATTCCATTTATTTGCGAATTTGATGAAGCGGGTCACATATATATTCATTCCAGTTTTAAAAATACATATACAGAAGATGCAATTGATGAAATGATACGTTCGGCTATTTCTCCGCATTTAAAAATAATTATTGATTTTTTGAATCAAAATGGATATAGGATGCGCGATTTTTATTCTATTTATGATGACAATGTAGTTATACAAAATATTGAATACTTGTCTATTTCAAAAGTTAACAATGTAGAACCGATATTGTGGAGTAATTATTATGGATGCATTTCAAGTGTGATGAAAGTTACTGAAAATAATTGGAATTCTGAAGACAAGGGTGTTTCTATGCAATACACTCGTGTTCCTAATTTTGATGAAAATATTTTTCGAGTTGCGTATATTGAAATGTTGTATAATTCAGGATTTCGCACTAAAAAACCAGTGGTAGACTTGATGGTGAAAAATTTGCTGGTTTCAAAACAAGTGGCGGAAAAAAGTTATAGTGAATTCAAAACAAGCTTCGATGGAAAATATGCAAAAATAATACAACAACAAAAAATTCCTAAAAAAATATATGCTCGTAAAATGCCAGGGTTTAAAACACATATGATAAAAAGTCTTGGTGATTCGAAGAATACAGTTACAATAAAAATATCAGGAATTAATAATATTTATATTTTGAATCCCATCCGAATATATATTGACTCGCTACTTCACATCTTTGGAAATGATGAAAAATATATTCCAGTACGCTTGGTTAAACAATTGTGCGACATTACACGCATGACTATTGGTGATGTTGCTGTTGCCGCCGTTGTTGTTCCTGCTGCTGTTGTTCCTGCCGCCGTTGTTCCTTCTGCCATTTTAGCATTAGCTCCAGTGAAAGAAACAAAAGAAAAGAAAAAAATAGAGGAGGAAGAAGAGGAAGAAGAGGAAGAAGAGGAAGAAGAGGAAGAAGAGGAAGCAGCAGCAGCAGCAGCAGCAGCGCCAGTAGAAATAGAAGAAGAGGAAGCAGCAGCAGCAGCGCCAGTAGAAATAGAAGAAGAGGAAGCAGCAGCAGCAGCAGCAGCGCCAGAAATAGAAGAAGAGGAAGAAGAAGAGGAAGAAGAAGAGGAAGAAGATGTTGGAGATTTTGATATGTTGGGTGGAGGTGGTAATGAAAATGATGACAATTACAGTAACAATGAATTCATAGGTGGTGCATTCGAATCCAATCCGGTATACAAACGTCTAAAAAAAATGGAACCATTTCTTTTCAAAAATACGCCAGGGTATGCAACCAACTGCGGTTGGAGTGCGCGGCGCCAACCAATTATATTAACAAAGGAAGAATTAGAGAGAATAGATTCTACAGATGCGAAAACAGGACAACCATCATATTATGGAAATCCTTTGGAATACGCTAGTGACAACAGCGGTGGTGAAAGCGACGAAGAATTAGAAAATGGAAATAAAAAATATTATATTTGTCCGCGCTATTGGAATGTTATTGATGAAAGGTCAGTTTCTCAAAAGGAAATCGATGATAATAAACTACAAAAAAATATTGTAACCAAGGAAGAAACTTATGACCCAGAAAATAAAAGTAAATTTATTTTGGATTTAACATCTCCGCTAGAGCATTTTAAAACGGGTTCATATAACCCATATTTGCCAGGATTTTTGAAAACATTGAAAACAAAATCGGGACAGTGTTTGCCATGCTGCTTTACAGGAGTAAAAGGAAAAGGCAATGATGGCAATGATTTTAAAAACTATCAACTATTTAAAAAAGAACAAGAAGTAATTGAAAAATGTAAACAAAATAAAAAAAGTGTCGAAACTTCTGTTTCAAAAGGACATGCTGTCACTTTAAATCCATTGCAGGAGGGGTCAGAGGTTAAGAACCCGAAAAAGAAAAAATCAAAATCAAATTTATATGTATCAAAAGCGGATGCTGCATTTCCTCTTCAGCAAAATAATCTTGGATTTTTACCTCCTTCTCTCCAACTATTTTTGTTTGAAAATGAAAATTATAGCAAAGAGTGCAAGTCGTCCAAGGGCGACATACTTGTAGATGATAAGTTGTGTGTTTTAAGAATGGGAACCGTGGAGGAAGAAAAGGATTCTGCAAATGTAAATAAAAATCAATATTTTATTTCATGTATTGCAAATATTTATAATTCATTGACAGAGCAGTCACTTTCATCAAAAGATTTCAAACATAGGGTTTTAATACCCAGGTTAACTTTTGATAATTTTATCACATATCAAAATGGAACACTTGTTGAAACATTTAAAAAATTTGAATATGTTGACAGAGAGAAGTTGCTTACTTACAAAGAAACGGACTTATTCAAAAAAATATTTACGGATGCTGAAGCTGTTGATGATGACGAAGATAGTAAAGTTGTATTTTTTAAATCATTAATAATGTCGTATGAAAATTTTATAGACTATTTAAAAAATGACAGTGTTGTAATTGACTACACGTATTTATGGGACTATATAACAGACTCGGTTTTGTGGTCAGAATTCAAAAAAAATGAAGAAGAAGGGAAGCGCATTCCACCCATTCACTTGAACGGATTGAATTTAATTATTTTAGATTTGACGGAAAATAAAGATGAAGTAAACGTTATATGTCCCACGAATCATTACTCGAATGCAACTTTTGACCCCAGTAAAGCAAACATTATTATTGTAAAGTATGAAATGTATTATGAACCGCTATACACTTATTTAAACACATCAAAACGCAACATAGTTAGTACCGTGTTATTCTCATCCATCAATTCGATAAAAGATAAAGATAAAGATAAAGAAATAAAAGAATTTAAAACGGCACTTGTCAAAATTAAATCTTTTTTTGAAGTAGCGTGTAAACCTGCACAGCTCATCAAATCAATTACTCAAAATAAAGGATTTGATGAGATTGTTCAAATTTTAAAAGAAAGCAACACGCCGATAAAACAAACTTTTCGAGATGAAGACATTAAACAAATAATTGACTATTCTGGAAAAGTTATTGGATTGTCCACTATAATGCATTTATCACACGGCGATAAAACGCGCCAAGTGAACGGAAATATATTGTGTAACCCATCTGCTATCAATCACGAATACGAACTTGTTTTTATAAATCGCGCGCCAACAATTTGGAAATCATACGAGCACACTAAAGAATTTGCATCATTTATATCTAAAAAAACAAAAGGACAAATTCCGTGCGAACCAAAATGTAAAGTCGTAGATGATGGACACGTTATTGGCATAATGATTGAAACCAACCAGTTTACTCCTATTGGAAAACCGATTCCAGTTAGCAGCGTAAAAGATGACGGGTTAAAAGTTGTGGAGCTAGGAAACAGCATGAATGTAGATATTTCAATACTTCCTCAACTGAAACGCATGGGATTTGCATTCAAAAGAGATGCAGAAAGAACAGACGATGTTGAGAAAATACGTCTGGAAACGAACTTTTACAATGCATTTCGAAACATTGTTCGAATTAAACTCAACAGTTTCGAGTTTATGGAGTTGCGCAATTCCATTGAATCGCTCATTTACAAGACAGTAAAATCGTCAGTAAAATCGTCAGCAAAAGGTAAAATGGCGTACAATATAAAACAGCAATACGCGCTATATGTGAAGAAGCTGAATGAAATAAAGGTACTGTTAATGCGCTTGGCTCAAAAAAATGTCCAGTTTAGTGAAATTAATCCGTCTGTATTAAAAGAGATATACGAACAAAATTCCGCTTTAAGCTGTGTGAGGGAGAACAGCTCCTCCTGTAAAAAACTTGCATATTGTTTTTCTGTTGAAAATGAATGCGGACTTTATATTCCAAAACGTAACCTGGTTGATAACTCGGATAATGAATACAAATACTACATTCGTCTGGCGGATGAACTTTTGCGATACAGGCGCATTCGAGCATTCATGTTGCATCCGAATAAGTATTTGACATTTGATGATATTCATTATAATTTAAAAGATAATGAAATGTTATTATTTGAACCGGATTTGGCAAGATATCTTTCTGAAAATAAACGCGCCGTTGCGATGAATGACTACATAAAATACAAGAGTTATTACACGACCGAAGGCGAAGAATTTATCGATGACGAAGATGGCGATGAAGATGATGGCGAAGAAGAAGAAGGCGTCGACGTCGACTAATGCACATAATATAAATAATAATAAATTAAGAATTAATTTAGGGGAACTTATGTTACAAATCCACCCACTAGTCCATTAGTCAAAGGATTTACACCCTTGAAGATAAAATGGTAAAAATAATCAGTTTACGTTTAGTATATGTTAAATAAATAATATATATGTGTATACATTATTTAAATGAATAGTATTTTTTGTTGTATATTTAACCAAGAAGAATATGTTGACATGTTTTTCCTTCTTTTAGAAAGTATATTTATTTACGGAAATTTAGACTGTAATACAAATATATTAATTTATACTTCTACACTATTTATGAACAAGATTAAACAAAGTCATCTATTTAATAATGAAAAAATAATTTTTGAAATAAATGATACATATAATGATACGAATAAAGCGTGTAAATCAAGATTAGATTTATTTAATTTACCTTCTATAAAAAATTACAATAAAATACTTTATTTAGATACTGATATTTTAGTAAAGGATGATGTCAATAAGGTATTTAATGTTTGTGAAGAAGATATTTTGTATGTATTAGAAGAAGGAGAAATTGATAATGATATTGATTATTGGGGAAAATCATTATTTATAAATGAAACTGAAAATTATGATGATAAATCAGCATTTACAAGTGGAATACTATTGTTTAATAATTGTGAAAAAATAAAAGATTTATTTAATAAAATAAATGAAGACATTGTTGAAAGACCATTTTATTTTTCTTGTTACGACCAACCGTATATAGTATATAATGCTTTCAAATATAATTTATACAATAATAAAATTTTAAAAACACTTATTGTGAATAATGATAATAATATTCATAGTGATAAAGTCGTACATCATTTTCCAGGCGGACCCGGTGTATATCAACATAAAATAGATGCTATGAATATTTTTTTGAATAGTTTAAAAAATCAGTATAAATTATTTAAAGAAAAAAAAGAAAAATATATAATACAAGTTGGTTCTCATATTGGAAACACATGTAATGATTATTTATATAATAATATAAATCCAAATTTTAAATATATTATCATTGAACCTGTTCCATATTTGTTTGAACAGTTAAAAGAAAATTATAAATCATATAATAATATTATTTTATTAAATATAGCGATTAGTAATTATAATGGTTATATAGATTTGTACACTCCATCAGAAAAAAATGATTTTACAAAATTAGTACACTGGTGTTCACAATTAGCATCTACAAACAAAGACCATATAACAACATTTGTTCCTCAATGTATAATCGATAAAATATCTGTTGAATGTAAAACATTAAATACACTAATAAAAAAATATAATATAACAGAATTAGAATATTTATATACAGACACAGAAGGTCATGATTATGATATTTTAATGGATATAGATTTATTATTTATTCGACCAAAAAATATAATTTTTGAAAATAAACACATGGATGGACCTAAACATTCATTAGATATTAATAATTGTCCAAAATATTATAATTTATTAAATCATTTCAAAAAACATGGTTATGAAGTTGAATACCAATCTAGCGAAGATACACATATTAAACTTTTTAAAACATATAATATAGAAGATGATATATGGACTTGTTCGTCAAAAATGAGGTATGACATTTATGATTTTTTTAAAGGAAAATCTGATTTCAAAATAGCCGAAATAGGTTCTCACAAAGGATACTCTACCAAAATATTATCAAAAATATTCTCAAAAGTATATGCTGTTGATAATAGTATAGAATGGACGGAAATTAATAAAAACTTTAACAAAGATGCTACAAATATAGAATATGTTATGTTAGATATATATAAAGATATCTGGGAAATACTACCAGATAATATAGAAGTAGCATTTATAGATGCTGGACATAGTTATGAAGAATGTAAAAGTGATATTTTAAATTCTATAAAACAATTTAAAAATTTACAATATATTGTTTTTGATGATTATGGTGTTTGGAGTGGTGTAAAAAAAATTATAGACGAATTAATTAAATATAACATTTTAAACTTTGAAAAATTTATTGGATTAAATGATGTTCCTGGCCCAAATGGAATTGTTAAAAATGTAAATGAAGGAGTTATTTGTAGTGTAAATAAAATTTGTAAAAATGTAAATGAAGGAGTTATTTGTAGTGTAAATAACATCTATAAAATTATAAATAAAACATATTCTTGGGAAAATGCATATATAAAATTTTTAGATAATTGTAAGATGGATGCTTTTGGACAAGGTAATTATAAAATTATACATGAACAAAAAATTATAGCAAATTTTGGTGGTAGAATACACAATATAAGTTTCAACACTGAATATACAGAGTTTTTATCTATTAGAAAAGATGATTCACAAATTGTAAATGGAAAATTAATTGATTGTACTTTATAAATTTTTAATTTATATTTGTATTTATATTTGTATGACTGTAGTAAGCATATTCAAAGTAAAGTAAAGTCATTTTTGAGTGAAGAGTCATTGAATAAAAAATTTAAAATAATAAATATTAAAATAAATAACAACATTATTTTAATATTTTAATATACACAAAATATTTTTTACAGTATTTCAAAATTTTAATTTTAGAATCCCATATCATAATCTGGGTCAACTGACCCGAGATTCGACCCCTGAATCTTGTCCAACGTGCTCTGAATCGTCAGCTTATTTTTGCTGCAAGGGTTCAACGGGTCTTCAGCTGCAATCTTGTCCATAAATCCCTGTATAACCGCTTCTTTTTCTTCTTCGACCGTCTTGTCCGCCGTAGCAACTTGTCCCATCTTCATAATCTGAGTAATGTCCAGCATCACTTTGAACGCATTCGTTCCGTAAAATCCTTCTTGACCGCACATTACATTTGCCGAAATACCGCGCACATGGTCAAGCTCCGCATGCCGCGCCGCCTTCAGAAACATCTCCGGCGTTTCCTCAAATGACGCTTTTGCAATTGGACCAATGTCGTCATTATTAATTCCGTGTCGAAATATAGAAATCAAATTTGAACTAGATGTCATTCTGTCACACAGCAGACTAATGTGGTGGTGGTTAATGTACGTGGTATCAAACGCTTCATACAGCTCGTTGAACAGCGCCTGTCTCGCAGCTTCAATACCAAGCACCCGGTTAATCTCTTGAATGTCGTTGCTGATTGTCCGGCGCGCGTCAATGTTTTTCAACGAAAGTATCTCCATGAAATTTGACCCCGTCGTATCCAGCACCCACGTTTCCTTCTTTCGAAACGTGTTGTTTTCTTTGGCAACCATGTCTACAACCTTGCGAGCCAGCACATTTCGTACTCCTTTGATTCCCCTCAAAATAATATTCTTCATCAGCGCATCCTGAAACGTTTTCAGCTGGTAGATTTTATCCGTCTGGTCTAGCGTCTTCGGCTCCTTGTCTTTTTTCTGAAAATCCAACCTGATTCGAAACACCAAATTGTCGCTGTTGTAATCCGAATAAATGCACGACACTTCACTCTTGTCATTCTTCGAATACACCGCTTTAATCGCAAAATGCACATCATCCATCGTAACCCGCTTCTCGTACATGGACTCGCGGTCCATTTCCATTCGCAAAATCCACTTGGACCGCTCCCGTTCGCATTCCGTCTCGTCTTCGCCCCCGACATCCTTCAACATTTTCTGAAACTCCGCATACTGCGCCAAAAATCCACTATCTGCCGAAATCTTCGTCTCGCTCGGTAAATCGCTTGGGTCAAAACATATCTCTACGCTCTTCACGATGTCCTCCAGTCGCGTCAGCTCTATCGTGGGTATCAAATCGGCGGCCGCATCCTTGTTCGACTCATCACTCGGCTTCAAATAAATGGTGGTCGAAGGATTCTTCGTATTCTCAGACAACGACAGCAGCTCCTCAATTCGTGGAAGACCACGAGTCACTTGTGACTTGGAAGAGTGTCCCGCTAAATGAAAAGTGTCGTTTTCGCAAGTTCCATTTAATAAGCAAAATGTCCTTGTAATTTCTACAGTTAGGTCATATACCCATTCTGTCGGATTTGGTATTTCTTCAATGGTTACAATTTCATCGAAACGAACATCTTTGAACGGAACATTAAAACGTTCAAGAAGTTTTCTACGATTCATTTTAGTATGGACATCTCCATATTTATCTGTATATTTTGGAATTATATCTTTATTTTCCGTCGACATTGATTGTAAATTTAAATCTTGTAATTTATATTCATCAAGTCGTTCTTGTTTATGAGGAATTAACATTGTAATTTCATTTGCAAATATTTTCGCACCATCGGCTTTTATACTCAAGGTGTATCCCTGCAGAATATTTTTGGAACCTCTATTATTAGATAATTGAAGCTTATTTATTTTAATTTTCGTATATATTCCAAACCAAAAACATAGAATTGATTGAATATTTTCTAATAAAGTTCTTGATACACTGTATGCGGTTATTATACAAGCTTTTTTACTTATACATCCATCTCCCGCAAAGTATGCACTGATTAGACCCTTCATGAATTCTTTGTTGCTGTTAAACAGGAGGTAATTCACGCATTTGTTAGGAGACCCTTTTCCGCAGAGGATGTCAAGGATATCGGTGAGAACTATGGAATATATTCTCAAATCGGATGATGTCCATCCTACACTGTTTTTATCGTTGTGAACATAATATTTTGTTGTAATATTCCACTTTTCCATCAAACGTTCAATCGGTGCAAAGAATTCGCGGCAGTTATTGGAAATTGAAATTTGCGTGCGCGTGGTGCACCCCTCTGCACAATATGCTCCAATCAAGTAACCGAAATCGAAATCGAGGGGAATGTGTTCGGGAATATTTCCTCCACCGATGAAACGCTTTTTCGGATAAACAATTCCAGGAAGAAATGACTGGCGTGCAGATGCAACATTTCCAGTCTTTTTATCAACACGAGGTTCCGTGTTCATTGCATCCATGAACGCGTCGCTTCTATTGTAAGGAACCGTAAAATCCGTTTTTGCGTGTTTTGACCACCAAAAATTCTCACTCGAATAAGAAAGTGCTTTATGCATCTCGCTTCCAAATGCGTATTCCGTTTTTTTAAGAATGGATGACACGTCAAATTCGCGGACATCTGGCATTTCAAATGCGCGAATATTGACAGGAATGTAATCTCCAACTTTGAGTTCTGAACCATTGGTCGCCACAAGCTTATTATTATCATCAATCGTCAAAAACGACTTTGCTTTCGTGGCAATTACAGAACGACCATCTTTGGTCGTCACGCGCAAAACTGTATTTGTTCCGTCCAAGTTGACAACAGGATGGCGCGTGAGTGCTTCAACACGCTTCCAGCTCGTATTTCCGTCTTCATCAACGGATGGAACATACACTTCCTCGTCATCATTCACGTACAACAATTTTGTATCATTTGGGTGTTCCTCGCTCTTTCTCGCTTTTGGAATATAGTTGTCAATGTATTCGCCGATTTTAACAACTCGAATGGCACCGTCAATGCGCAACAACAGCTCGGAATCGTATGCCACACTGTTCAAGGTGAGCTGCGTTGTCGGTTCACCAATACTCTGAGCAGCAATCATGCCAACCATTTCACCCGGCGCGACAATTGCGCGCTTGTACATGAGAACCATCATTTCCGCCAAAGCCACAACTGCTTTTCGATTGAACCGTTTCACCATGAGCAAATCGCGCGGTGTGAGCGAGTAATAATACATGATTTTGAAGAGTTCGGTGGGTGGCGCATACTGCAACTGTTCAAAACGCGCGTACGTTTCTTCGAGCAGAATAAATGTTTCCAGCGGCGTAATGTCAACTTCAGAATTCTTATTGATTTTCTGCATGCCTCCAATATTTGCAACAATGTGTGAAAACGACAGCGGCAAATAAGCATCCGTCGTATTTTTATTCTTGAATACTTTTACGACAATGTCCTCGCGAACATTCATCAAATAATCGGTGTATTTTTTAGATTTTTCGTCGCACAATTTCTGCTGCTTCTTCATGCGACTAAATGCAGTCTTTGAAAATACGGCTTTTAGTTCGCTCGTTGTTTCAGAGTCTCCGCCGACCGGTACGTAAAAGTGGGCATAGATTTCGTCTGGCGTCATTCCGATAAAATTCATATTGGAGTGTTCAATTTTCACGGTGTCAATACCGTCTTCGCCATAACTAAATTGAACAATTCGGTTCTTGCTGTTTCGAACGGTCATATCATATTCAACCTTGATGTCCTCCATACCTTTAATCAAGCGGCGCTGAATATATCCTGTTTGCGACGTTTTAACAGCGGTATCAATGAGACCAACACGACCACCCATAGCGTGAAAGAACACCTCCGACGGCGTGAGTCCGGCAATAAACGAGTTTTCAACAAATCCTCGCGCGGCAGGACCGTCATCGTATTTGGAATAATGGGGCAGCGTTCGGCTGTCGAATCCGTAAGGCACGCGCTTACCGTCAATGGTTTGCTGACCGACCAAACAAATCATCTGGGCAATATTCACCTTGCTACCCTTTGACCCGGCATTCACCATGGTAATGAATCGATTCGTCTTGCTCAAACTTTTGAGACCAATGTCACCTGCTTCACCATTTGCCTTGTTCAAGATGTTGGTAACGAGCAGCTCGAATTCTTCCTCATTGGTTCGTCCAGATTTGTTTTCAAAGGTACCGATGTGAATGTTGTCAATAATGGTCTTCACCTCGAGTTTCTTGGTTTTAATGGAGTCGATGATTTTCTCGGTTGTTTTCTTATCGGAAATTAAATCGCTGATTCCGACACTGTATGCAGACGTCTTCATGTATTCCGTAATAATATTTTGCAAGTCATCGATGAAATTCGCAGATGCCATATTTCCGAAATCGTTGCATATGCGTTGAATCATGCCATTTGTGCTCGAAGCCAAAACGCCACTGTCAATGTGACCGCGCAAAATTTCTCCATCGCGAATTTCTAGAACATTGTTTGAAGTTGCGTAATCGTCGCTTTCTCCAAACTGCTTGGTTTTATATTTCATACTGAGAGGAGGCAAAATCTGCGACAGAATTTCAAAATTGGTAATCTTCTTGGTGGGGTCGCTGAAAAGCGAAGCGTCGATATTTTTATACCCCATCAAAAGATTCATAGCTGCGCGCGCATCAAAGGCGCCAATTCCGCTTCGAGTAAACTGGTAGATTCCCAGTAACGAGTCTTGAAAAATGCCGATGATAGAATTGTTTTTTGCAGGACTAATGATTTGATACGGAACGGCGGCGAGTCCCTTCAGCTCTGCTTCCGCTTCATCATCTTGCGGCATGTGCAAGTTCATTTCATCACCATCAAAATCGGCATTGTATGGTTTCGTGTCGCCAATATTCATGCGAAACGTGTCGCCCTGTTGCATAATTCTCGCAATGTGACACATCATGCTCATTCTGTGAAGGGTAGGCTGGCGATTAAATAGAACACCGTCGCCGTCCATCATGTGACGGTGCACCACGTCACCATTTTCAAGAA